ACAGATAAATCTATATATGTATAACCTTCACCAGCATTATCTATTGTAACGGATTCTATAGAACCATTAACAACATGTGGCGTAAATTTTGCACCAACACCATCACCAGTAGCGGTGATAGAAGCTATTTCACCATTTGAAAATTTTATTCCTGGGTCACGAACACCTACTTGATTTACCGTACTTGCAAAATTTATTTTTTGTACTGTTCCGCGCCAAATTTGTGCTTTGGCCTGAACAACATAATCGTTTTTTCCACCCCAAAAATATACATCAGCAGTTCCTATCCCACTACCTAGAGTTACTGGTGTGACACCAGTAACAACACCATCAACAACAGTGGCAGTAGCAGTTGGTGCAGTTCCAGCATCTACTTTAATTATTATTTCGGGTGCTTCTTTATATCCAAATCCACCACTATTTACTGTATAACTAGTGACTTGTCCACTAACTATATTTGCAGTAACAACGGCTTGATGTGGTGTGCCTCCTTTTATATAAACCTTTGGCATAGTAGTATATCCAGAACCATAGGCGTTAAATGCATACGTTGTCACGCTACCATTACTTAATGCAGTAAAATATGCATCAGCACCTGTTCCGGTTGTTCCTTTAATATACATATCAGGAACAACAGTATAGTCAATACCATCTTTTTGATTAGGTGTTAATACGAATACAGGATATGCGTTTGTTCCATATTTACCATAACCGGTTAATGCAGAAGTTTCATCAATTGATGGAATTGTGGTTATAGCGGCAGTTTTATTGACATAGGTATTATCATCAGCGGCAGTTTGTGCATATGTGAATATGAATGGGTCAATAACATTACTAACATTAAATGTACCATTAAATGAAGTAACATAAGAATTAGCGATAACTACTTGGCAATTTATAGAACCAACTGTTTCTGTGCTGTTGGCACCAACAGCATTGAATGTTATTCTTTGTGGTGTTACTACAGAAGCCACCGTAAAAGTGCCATTGAATGCCACGGTTCCATCAATTACTATAGTATCACCAACAGAAAATGCCTCTGCCCTACTCAAATCAACAGTAACTACATTGCTAACTCTGGCAATATTGCTAATACCAATTGGTAAATAAAAATTATGCGCATGTCTAGTAGTAACAGTTACTAAATTAGATGACCTAGTAATATTACTAATTCCGGTTTCTGCTTGTGTAATTGTACCAGTAGAAACTACTGTATTATCAGCACCAAAACTAGTTATAATGAATGTGGTAGTAGTTGGGATAGCATGAATAAAATATGTCCCGTCAAAATCAGCAATGCCACTTATAGTAATGCACATATAATTACCTAAATTATGTGCAACTGTAGTAGTTACTGTAACAGTATTAGAAACCCTAGAAATAGAGGCAATATTTAATGTTAATGAAGAAGGTAAAGAGCATACTGCACCATTATATATTGATATTGTTCCGCTAGAAGTAGTAGTATATGTAAAAGTATTTTTATCAACAACACTAGCTACTGTAAATGTTCCAATCAATGCGGCAGTTAATCCAGTTCCAGCAATAGTAACACTTCTGCCTACTAATAGTTGATGTGCAGTTGTTGTTACACAAGTAACAGTTGTGCCACTTCTTTGTATTGATTTTATTTGATATGTGGAATTGGTTAAATAACCATCTCCCTCATTTAAAATATCAAAAGAAGCTATCTCATTAAATTGATTAGTTTTTACAGTGAATTGCCCACCATAACCATTGCCACATATCATGCCAGTAATAGGTGTTGCTGTGTTATATCCTGTGCCTCCGTCAATAACTTCAACATAATCAATACCACCATTATTATAATGTGATGAAGTTGATAAATTATAAACTGGCATAAAAGAAGAAGTTAAAAACTTTTTACGCAAACTAAGAGGAATATGGTACATAAATTTCCATACATAACCATCTGCGGTTTCATATGGGTCAACTGTAGTATGTGTTGGCTTAGAAGTAGATGCTGCATTTAAATTATTAAATAGACATTTATAAACATTAAATTCGTCTGTTAATATATAAAAATTACAATCTTTTAATTTGGATTTTCCACTATTACTAAGTTTATTTCCGCTTATAGTAGATGTTGCGATAGCACCAGTACCATCGCCAATTATAGTTATACTTGGTGCGCTAGAATAACCAACACCACCTTGCTGAATACCTATAGCAACTACTTCGCCGTTTATGACACTAACAGACAATTCAGAACCAATACCACCGCCGCCAACAGCATAAGCATTAGTATTTGATTGTGTATAACCAGAACCACCATTAGTTACATTGACATCTATAATTGAGCCGCCATAATATCCATCATCATATTGGTCATATACTATTCCAGTTGCCCAATTTATTCTTGGAACAACATAACTAATATCACTCATTGGTATTTTTTTAGCATATACTATTTTATCTCTAATATATCTTTCATATTCCAATGTGTCAATAGGAGTTATTCTGGTAGCGTCATTACCTTGAAATCCGTCAACATTTCCGATAAACGTGTATAATGTGGATTGTTTTGTTTGCAGCTCATCATAAATTGATGTGCTAATTGCGTCATATAACCCTGATAATACCTGTGAATACATTGTTATTCCTTAAATAGTTTTACTTTATTTAACTATTTATATAACATAAAACCATGATATGAAGGTATTATTCATATCATGGTTTATATACTTAAAAAAATATTAAGTTATGGTAACTTTCCATGTAATTGTCAATGTATCTAATGCAGCCTTGTTAATTGCAGAAAAAACAGTGCGACATAACATTGTTCCAGCACTAGCGGCATTAAAAATTCCAGCCTCGGTTAATGCACCAGTAAATGACCCATTGAATAAACACGTATATGTGATTTCATTATTAACAACGGAAGGAGTTAATGCCGTTCTACTACCAGCAACAGCCGTTATTAAAGCAGTTTGTCCTAATGCGGCAGCAGTTGAAGAAGTACCAACTTCCATATGAGACATAACTGCTAATGAAGTACCATTCATTCTCGACGTTATAAAATTTCTACCGGTAGTTACTACCATATTTTTTGTAGAAAATTGTTGCTTTATGTTACCGTATTGGTCCCTTAAAACAAATTCAACTACACCAGTTGGACTAACAGTTTCTTTTATACCGCCATTAGCTTTTGGTGTTTCTTTTACTTTTTCCATATGTTCCTCTTTATATTTTATCTAGTAGTAATTGTTCTTTTGTTGCTATTAATATATTATCAAATTCTTTAACCAGCCCCATAGCAACTTTAGAAGAATTATTTTCTGATAATTTTAAATTAAAATGCTTTTCTTCTTCTGATTCAAATTGCTCTCTGCTATATTTTGGGAATTTTTTGAATTGTTCATATAAACAATTCAATTCTTTAATAGCATCGTTTAACATTTTTTCCGTTCTAATTCTATTATCAATAATTCTATCAAGTTCTATTTTTCGTCGTCTTTTATCAAATTCATTTGTATTTATATCTTCTATTTGAAATTTTTTTTCATCAATATCAACGTCTTCTAATAATTGTTGATATTTCAATTCTTTTATAGCAGCTATTCTATCAAATAATCTTAGTCCTAAATGCCTGTATGCCCTAGCTGGCGTTAATTCGGCAGCCATAACAAAAGTTTTATTTTGATAATCCGAATTTCCAAAAGGAATATCATAAAACGCATCATCTAATTCTTTCAATACATTCTCTATTTCCATAATTTATATAATAATTAAATATATATTTATATTCTAGGATTTACGCCAGCCAAATTTGATGTGGTTGTGCTTAATGTTGCGGCTGGTGTTGTAACCGTATTTGTTGAAAAATCTATACCATTAATGACATCAGAATATGAAAAAGAATTATCAGTACCACCACAAAAATAGCCAATTGTGGCTGATTCAATACCTGTTAATGTTTGCCTAGCTATTGATAAAGTGCCCCCAGAATTAGTAATTGCTTCTGTAGAAAAATCTATAACATCTATCCTAGCAATGGCATTAGTAGTATAACCACCAGCAAAATAACCTTTTGTAGCCGAATTCACAGCAGCACCTTGCGCTCTAGCTGGTGATAATGTTGCAGTCACGCTAGAAACTGTTTCTGTGGAAAATGTTATTTTATCAACGGTAGTCTTATTTGCGCCACCAGAACCAGCACCACTAGCAAAATATCCATCTGTGCTAGAATTCACGCCAGTTAATCCACTTCTTCTAACCTTTAAATATGAAGCCAATGCAGTAACAGTTTCACTAAAAAATTCTAATTTATCAATATTATTACTAGTGGTAAATGTTGAATCGATACCTCCAGCAAAATATCCGTCATCTACAGAACTAACACCAGCAAATAAAGAAGCACCAGTAGTTAATGTAGATGATGTGTTTATGGTTGTTTCTGCACCAAATCTAATTCCACTAATATCACTTAATGATTCTGGTGCAGATTCACCAGTGCCACCACCAAAGTACCCATGTGTGTTAGAATTCACACCAGCCATATCTATTTTTGGCAAATTAAGCATGGCAGAAGTAGATACCAATGCTTCAGTATCATATCGGAATCCATCAATGATACCTATCATGGCAAAATCTGCACCATAGCCACCGCCAAAATAACCACGTTTTACTTGCGCGTCTGTATATGTCGTCAATACTGGCGTGACAACTTCACCGGAAGTTGTTGAAACAGATTCGGTAATTAAACTTTTAATATAATCAACTTCAAATACTTCGGAAGTTAAAGTAAATTCTAATAACGTATCTTTAACAAAATCAAATTCAAATACTTCGGGCGTTGCTGAAGTTGATACCACGTCAATAATAGTATCTTTGTCAAAATCAAAAGAAAAAACTTCATTAGAAGATGTGGAAACTGATTCTAATATAGAATCTTTAATAAAATCAACTTCGATAGTTTCTATATTAACAATAGTTTCTGGTATATTTTTACCAACATCAAATAAAGGTATACTTTCAGATGTTGTCATATTTTCATTAATAGTGGCTAATGAAACTGCAATAGTAAAATCAGAATCAGAAGTAATTGTTGGAGATTCCACAATAGGAGAAAGATTAAATCCAACAGAAAATGTTTCACCAATATTTGTAAAATCTTCTAAAACTTTGGTAACATCAAAAACCAAATCAGATTCAGCGATTGCTATAGTTTCGGAGAATATGGAACCACGCTCTATATCTATTTTATAACTATTAACTTGAACTTGTGCGACTTTTTGCAAATCATAAGCCGACCAGACAGCATAACTAGTTGGATGAACCAATTTTTTCAATACTGATTTATAATCATCAAATAATTCATTTACTATAAGTTCATATGAAAATGTTTGATAATAATATCCATCATATATAGCCATATCACTAGATAAAGTACCTGTAGTTTTATCATATGAACCTTGATACTTTCTTAATTTACTATTACTTCCAGTAATAACTATAGAAGAATCGTCTAAAACTATTGTTGGCGTTACTGTATAACCATAACCGGCATTAACTATAACTGGACTAATAACTGTCCCACCACTCAAAGAAACTGTTATTTCAGCACCAAAACCATCACCAATTACTTTTAATGTTGGTGCAACAGTATATCCTTTGCCAGCAAAATCTATAGTAACATTTTCAATCTCCCCAGTGGCGGTATTTATGCCACAATGCAATTGTGCAACGGTTGGATTTATATCTATAGTTTTATAAAATTTTGCAGGATAATATTGCCCAAAATCTAGTATTGAAAAATATTTAACAGTCCCATCGGCATTTAATTCATTTACTTGAAGAGTTAAATCAATACCAACATAACCTTCTGTAGAATAAATCCATCCAACAGGATAAGCAGAACCAATTCTATAACCAGTAGCCGAGCGAATGACTTCTATCTTTGCTGGTGAAATTAATATCTCTCCAGTATATAATGAAGTTATAGTAGAAGTTAAATATGCTCCAACTCCTGTTTCGGAATTTATTGAAATAATAGGATTGCTTATATAACCAGCTCCATTTTCAAATAAATTTATATCAGTAATTTTTCCATTTGTAGTAGTCAAAGAAGCTTGAGCACCGCCACCATTAATGCCATTAATTTCTACTGTATCCGCATCTTTATATCTACTACCACCATTTATTATGGTTATATTTGATAATTTATTAATAGTAAATGTTGTGGCATTTTCAAAATTATCATTAAAATCTTTCCTTATGAAAAATTCAAATATATTAAATCCGGTATGTGGAAAAGTAAGTTGAACAACATCATATACATAAACTGGAATTTTTTTATTCCCTATAGTTACCAGTATTGTATTATTAATAGCTAATTTAACCGTATCTACAGGAACAGTATTAACAACATGGCAAATAAATGAAATATCCTGTTTCCAAACGTCTGAAGAAGTTTTTATTACCTGTTCACCAGGATAATATACATCTATTTCTTTATTAAATAAAATTCTAAATAATAATCTATAAGAATCTTCTGTTCCTGTTTTTGAATAAAGTTCTTTAATATGTTTAGCTAATAATGCTCTATCTGCTAGAATATTATTAGGAATATCGCCCATTAATTCATCTAAAATATGTTCTTTAAATGAATCTATAGTCGTGTCTATATCTCCATATTTTAAAATATTTGATAATATGTTTTCTGGATTACCATCTTCATTTAAAAAAGCATAATATTGAGTTAAAAAATCAGCAAATTGCGGATATGTATCAACAATATGTTGTGGTAATTGTGAAACAACATTATAAGAAGCCGCCATATATTATCCTAATTATCTTGCTGAAGTAAATACATATTTAGCACCAGAAACTGTTTCGCCAGAAGCTATTGGGTCGATTATTGCATCCGTAATTATATCAGATTCTTTAATTCTCAAAATAACATTTCTAACTGGAATAATATCATTAGATTCTGTTTTTATAGATACCTCAATACCAGTAGAATCATCGCTTGATGGAATAAATGATGCTATATTTAAATTCAACACAATTTTACCGGTTGAATAATTTACTGTACCTACATTATTATTAACATATGTTCTTGTTCCATTTTTAATATAATATAATCTAATATATTGATTTCCGTCATCCTCTATATACATAACTTTATCATCATTGAGTATCCTGAATCCCGTTGAAGATACTGCTTGTTCTGGTGATTTATATTCATTTTGATATATTGGGTTATAAAATTCTACAGTATATTGAGTTTCCACACCATATACAGGAATCATATATTGATATACACTAAAATTAGTTATATTGCTAATAATAGATTTATCAGATTCATCAATTAATTTTGATAATTTACTATATCTAAACTGACCATCAAATTTGGACAAATCAGTATTATTATATGTAGCTATTGAATTTTTAACTAACAATTTAATAGCACTTTTCTTGTTTTGAGTTAAGTCAGCATCATAATAAACAGTTGAATTAGGCCTAATATAAATATATTGTGGGTCAATAATTTTATATTGAACGGAAATAATTTTCTTTTCGCCAATGTTAGAAAGAACTTGATTTTTTTGTTCTGGTGATAATGTTCCATAATTTTTTGGTTCTATTGATACAAATACAACACCATAATCTGGCGGCACATTTTCATCTCCACCCCACACACTAACAGATTTTATATTTGTATATAATGTTGGCAATAAAGTTTTAATATCGCCAGCCGTAACTAATCTATTTTGTGCAGTAAAAGCTTTTGGAGCATTTTTTCTAATACTATCAGCAGTTTCGGCAGAAGCACCACCACTGGCTGAAAGATTAGTTACTATAGATACATTAGAAGAACCAGCAATAGAACCAGCTAATTTAAATACTTTACAATTATTTGTATCTGCACCACTAGTTGTAATATATTCAAGTATAACTATATTACCGTTTTCTGGAGCAACACCTAAAATACCATCACCAAAATATATTTCATATTTATTATCGGCAGTGCCTTGAATAAAAAAAACATTACTTGTTGAATTAACCGCTGTTATATCTTTTGATTCCAAATATCTTACAATTGTAAGATTTGTTGCACTATTTTGAACATATACTCTTATATGCTCTAAATCAACATTAATATCTGGTATAATATATTTTGTTGTTGATTGAGTATTTACAACATAACTATGAGTTTTTAATGACCCCTCAAATAACGAAACATTACTAAAAGTATATACTCCACTAACTGGTGATGTTTCATAATTATCTAATGTTATGAAACTATAAAGTTTATTATCAACAGTAGCAGTAAATTTAGTATTTTTTGGCAATAAAATAGAAGAAGGATTTCCCACTGGATTATTAACAGTAATGTCAACCAATGCTGAAGGACTTCTATATGACATTGGATAATAACCTAATTCTTTTGCCCTAGAAACAACACTACCACGTAACACAGCACTATCTATAAACATTTCATTAGCCAACATATTAGCTAAAATACTGTTATAATGAGTATTATATGCTAATAAATCAATAATGGTAGATAAAGCACTACCTTCATAATTATAATCTGAAAATTGTTCTTGTGAAGATAAAAATTCCTTTAAATTGGCTTTGATTTCATCAAAATCTAATTCAGAAACTCGTAATTTATTATTGATTGCCATGTTTTATGCATTCCATTTAAGATTCTATTTGAACTATTTATCTAATTCTACTAACGGTTATAGTGTATTGCTGCAATATAGTAGTCCCGGTGATAACATAATATAAAGTAATATCTAATGCATTATGTGTTTGGTCGTCATTAATTATTATAGAAGTCAATTTTACCCTGGGTTCAAAATTCTTAATAACATTAGAAACTACTATTTGTATTGCTGATTTAGTTGATGCAGTAAAATGTTCAAATAATAAATCATATAATTGAGAAAATAATTCAGATTGAAATGGTCTTTCATATTTTTTAGTCAATATGAGATTTCTTAACGATTGTTTTATTGCTTCATCATCATTTTTCTTGGCAACATCATTTGTTGCTGGATTCATATTAAAACCAAAATCAATATCAGTAAATTTTGTTTGAATACTACTTATTGTATTTGTTATAGTTCCCATTTCATTTCCTTATGCTACGACTAAATGCGTACATGTGGTATTATCATTATTGACAATTACCAATTTATTATTTATATAAAATGTTGAATTTAATCCTGCTATGGTGGTTGCAGCAGCATGTGGAGCAACTCCATGAGAAGCTATTGCATCACCATTCAATGAAATTTTATTACCAGAAAAATATGTAGTTGGCGCACCTGGAGAAAGTATAACGCCACCACCAGCATTGGAAACATTTATAGAAGCAACTTTATTTCCACCTATATAAAATGTCATGCTAATTTCCTCAAACCGTTACCAACATTCCTATGGTCACTATAAGTATATGTTTCTCCGCGATTTTGCTTGCTTCTATATGTTATATGAATCCAAGGCATACCGGAACCAGTATTTTTATATTCTAAAATTATTTTATCAAATGCTATTTCTTCGGTTAATTGTTTTGCAATGTTAAAATATTCAGATTTATCAACACCTTGAAATTGCATATCAACTGCTTGTCCAATTTCATGCTGCGAACCTGTTTTTGCATATCTATATCCAGAAGTAATAATCATATTAGGATATAAATGTTTTACTTTTTCCACTACATTAACCGCAAGATAATGTAGATTCTGGACAATCTGACCCTCACTCAAGCCATGTTGTGGTCTTATGCTTCTAATACCATCAGATGCAATTAAAAATTGCTGTAATGAATAATTTTGAGACAAAGCAACCCCATGAGGAATATTTTCTTCATTCACAAAATTATCATAATCATAATCTTCAAAATTGTTTATTTTTGATTTATTATAGTCAGTAAATATTTCAGAAGCAGTTGGAATAGAAGTAGGAAATACCACGCCCTTAGATTGCATTTTTACAATATATTCGTCAGCATCGCCTTCATCTGGGTCTTCATAATGTCTAGAATCCGAATCATATCTAGTTGGTGGTGGTATTAATGTGCCAATATTATCAATGCTCAATTCTTGCCTTTTTATTACACCATTGTCATCAGTAATGATAATATCAGGCGAAGTAGCTGGTAATGCAACTGTTCCACGTAAAGATGCATCAGTCAATGCCGTAACAGAGGTTGTTGATGCAGTACCAGCAATACCAGAACTTCCTTCTTGTGCTCTTATTTCAGTAGCATCCATATATATATTTGCAGCACTTTTTAAACTAAGATTACCATTACCATATATCCTCATTATAGTATTAGCTCTAATATTTGTTCCTGCATTAGAATATGTGTTATATGCCGCATTTGTTCTAATGTTAATAGCACCATCAGAAGACATGCCCATAGTCCCAACAATATCTAATTTATAATCGGTATCACATTTTATATTCATATTTTTTAAAGAATATAAATTTAAATCATTTTTAGATTCAACATCTATATTATTTGCTGATAATAAATTGATATCGCCAGTATGAGATTCGACATTAAATGAAGAACTTTTTATATTATATTCTCCCTGAATATATGTATTCATATTTCCATGAACTGTAGTGTTCCAATCATTCTTGACTACACTATTCATATTGCCATATACTTCGAGATTGCAATCATGTTGTACTAATAAATTAGCATTACCTTCAACAGTAACGTTACAAACACCTTTAATATACACATTACCATCTCTTTCTAATATGGTAAACCCATCTCCAACAATTCTATTAACTTTTGTCCCGTTATTATCTGTTTCACTATATGTTCCAGAAGGATGATATAAATGATGTCTAACTGCCCCAGGTGTATTGTCGAACTCTTGAACAATACCACCTTCAGTAACATGAACATTGTTATATGGATATAATGAAGCATATGGAATATTAGGTTGACTCCACGTTTCTTTAGAACCGCCTATTCTTACATTTTTGATAACATCATTTTCTTTATATCCTACGATTGTATTATCAATGTTCTGTGCTCTAGCAATTCTATTAGTATCAGGTTCTTGTAATGTACTACTTTTAGGGTAAATTGCATTTGGGTCAGCAAACCCTTTAATAGTACCTTTTATATTCGATAAAGGTAATAAGGTATCTTCTGTTGGCAAATTCTTTGGCATTTCACCAGCAATAGAAGCATAACCAAGTTTATAATATTTTGAACAATTAGTACCAAAAGCATCGGAAGAATCTATCCCTTTGGAAAGAAATCTTCTGGTTTGTGCATGCCCAACTAAATGTGCAGCCATCAATGCTCCAGCCGTAACTTCTCTTGGCGTATCATTCCTCAATTTCATATAACGATGATTATCTTCACACGCTTTTCTGATTAAAGCATCTTGTACTTCTGGACTTTTTAAAAACTCAGTATGATTAGTCATACCATCCTTTCCTGTCCACGAAGAAGGATTAACCAAATCCTTACCTATCATGCCTTTTTTGATATATCCACCATCAAATAAAACCCGCCACCCTATTTGATACCTACCTAGAAAATGATTATTATCTCCACCAATAGTATTATATTGTGTATTATTTCCACCAGATTCTGCTTTAGCAATCGCTTCTCTAAGTTTTAAATAATCTTCTTTACTTAATGAACCAATTTCTTTACCAATTGTGTCAGCAGGTACTGGAATAAACCCGCCACCTTCTTCTACAGGAATATCTGATATACCACCTTCTTCACCTGTTTTATATGAAGGTAATGGTATAGCATCCTCTATGTTTTGCTGTGCATCGCCGCCTTGCGGAACTCCATGAAGTGTGCCTATAACAACCGGCATTTGGCAAGAATCTCCATCAAGAAATGATACTAAAACCATAGTTCCCGGTAAAATTCCAGTTGGACTTATACCAACACCGGAAATAGATGCCGAATTTGTTGGTGACAATAAGTATGCCCACGGTAAATCTTGTGTTGGTAATGCACCTTTATCTTCTGAGTGCAATCCAAATACGCGAACTCTAACCCTTCCGATTGACATTGGATCGTTGCGGTCTTCAACTATGCCAGCATATAATTTTCCATTACTCATATATTATCCTATTGAAGTCATTTTCCCAGATTGTTATGAGGTTATATCCCAGTTCTCTTATCTTGTTTTCTCTTTCTTTAGTTCTTTCATATAGTTCTTTTGCAGTAAAGTCATTGAAAGCATGGCATTTTTCGCCACCTTCAAACAAATCAGGGTTTCCGTGAAATATATCACCATGAAATTCATAAACGGTATTGGTTTCTTGGCAGTAACCATCAACCCTGTATCTTGTTCCTGGTATCCTATATTCACCCCCATTCATGGCATGTTGAATAAAAATACCTTCCTTTTCCATTATAGATTCTAGCCATTGAATGGATTTTATAGAAAATCCTATTGCGTGTCTTATTTCAATTTCATGTTGTCTGAGATAATTACCAATTGTGGTATCATCAACACCAAGTTCTTGTGCTATGTGAATTGCAGTTTTGCCTAAAGTTATATATTGCTCAAATAACCATTCTTTATCCCCAATCAATGGTAAAATATCACCAATATTTTTTTGTGAATAATGCCCAACACCATATTTCTCATTACTGGTTTGTTTTGCTTTTTTTTTAACTCCACTATTTTGTTGCGGATTTTCAACACCATATCTCTCAAGATTGGTTTTCTTTATTTTTTCCTTTATAATATCACTGGAAAATGGATTTCCTGTGCCGTATTTTTTAATATTAGTCTGTCTTATTTTTTCTTTGCTATTATCACTTTGAAAGGTATGTTCAACACCATACCTTTCAATATTAGTTTTCTTTACTTTTTCTTGAACTTCTTTATTTTGTCCAGGATTTTCAACACCATATCTCTCAAGATTGGTTTTCTTTGCTTCTACAAACCCACACGCGCGACATAATCTACCAGATAGGTGTTTGCTAGCCACCGCATAAAATACACCATGTTCTTTACATATAATCGTTAATTTTGTTCTCGTATTAATATATTTAGTCAATGAATAGTCATATCTATCACCATGAATAGATTTCGCCTTTTCTATAAATTGTTCCGTAGTTAATTTTTTCATGTTCGTATTATAACACACCTTATCCCAAATTGCTAGTTATACTATCTTTTACTAAACTTAAAATGCACTCATGCTCATTTCTCGAAAATCTATGATTAATTGCTGATACCAAATATTTACCAGAATGATAATTTTCCACAGCATCTTTATCTCCATTTTTTTTATCATGATGCTGAACAGTATTAAATACATAATCAATAGTCATACCAACATAATAATCACTCCTTCCAGGAACAGTAATTTCTGTTTTATGAGATTCTATTTGATTCATTAAACTGCTACGTTGCAATACCCACATTTCCGGGTCATCTATGCCAAATTCATCGAACATCCCCTGATGTGTCGGATAATAAATTATATGTGATAATGGATTTCTAGTAATTTTTGATGAATTAAATGGAAATTTATTTAAATGTTTAGTCTTACCGAAGTCTTTAATATAATCTAATTCTTGATTATATACTTTTTTTGATAATATATCATATACCACCAATTTTGAAGCATATGCACCGTGTAACATTCTATCAGAAATATCAAAAACAACATCATTAATGGCATGTCTTACAATATTATATGCACTGAATCCAGGCAATTGATTTTTTTCTAATTGTTTAACATTAATATTGGTATAAACAAATTTCATAGTTGATGGTTTTACTATTAAACTATCAATAGAAACAAAATTATATTTAAAATTATCTTGATAAAACAAATAGTTAGATGTCTTAAAATCTCTTGAAACGCTTCTTGCCGCAATCCAATTAATTGCTTTCATTGGACTCCAACCAGGAACAACAAATTGATATGCGTTGGCAGTTTCTTCAAAAACAGATTTTTTTGCTATTTCGTCAGAAGCACCTAATGCGTCATTATCAGTGAATAATCTTGCAGCAATTTTTGATAGATTGCCTTTATAAGACTTTCCAAGTTTGATGTGCATATCAGCAAATGCTTCTACTGACATAAAATGCAATATATACATCTGTGATTTATCAGCATTTAATGCTCTATCCGATATTTTATATACGGCAAATCTATTGCTTATATGTCCTAATTTGGAATCAATTGTTGGTGTGTGGTATTCTATTACTAAATTTTCTTCACCAACTAATGGAATGTTATTAATAAGGTCGAGAGAATCAGAAATTGTTATAGTACCAGAAAGATAATTTGAAAATATATCTTCATATATATTCATTTCTACCATTAAATTTCTAATATCAACAGAAACACCAGTAACAATAGAAACTAATTCCATTTTTGTTATAGCCACCTGTCCAACAAAATCAAGTTTTTCCATTATAATCATTCTCCCAAATTGTAATAATATTGTATCCAAGATTGATTATTTCTTGTTCTCTTTCTTTAGTTTTATTATAAAGTTCCTTAGCAGTTAAATTGTTTTTATAAAAGTTTGGTTTATCATCATCTTTAAACAAATCAGGATTGCCGTGAAATATATCACCATGAAATTCATAAACGGTGTTGTTTTCATGGCAATAACCATCAGCTTTATATCTTGTTCCTGGTATCTGGTATTCACCAATATTACCAGCATGTTGAATAAAGATATCTTCTTGTTCCATAATTGATTCTAGCCATTGAATGCATTTAATTGAATATCCGACTGTATATTTTATTTCAATCTCATGTTTTCTCAAGTAATTACATATTGTTGTAATATCAATATTTAATTCCTGTGCTATTTGTATAGACGTTTTATTATATAATATATATTGTTGAAATAGCCAAGTATAATCATTTATTAATGGTAATATATCAAGCATATGTTTTTGTGTATGACTAGCAACACCATATTTTTCTAGATTAGTTTGTTTAATTTTATTATATATATCATTATTTTGTATTGGTGAAGCAACACCATATCTTTCTAGATTAGTTTTTTTAATTTTATTATATATATCATTATTTTGTGTTGGAAACTCAACACCATATCTATCAAGATTTGTTTGTTTAATTTTATTATTTAGCATACATGATTGGTAGGTATATATTGCACCATATTTTTCAAGCATAGTTTTTTTAATTTTATCTTGAATTTCTTTATTTTGTATTGGTGAAGCAACCCCATATTTTTCAAGCATAGTTTTTTTAATTTTATATTGTATTTCTTTGTTTGAAAATGGATTGTCAGCACCATATCTTTCAATGTTGGTTTGTTTAATCTTCTCTTGAATTTCTTTATTCTGTGATGGATATTTTGTTCCATATTTTTTTATATTCGTTTGTTCCATTTTATCAAATTTACATTTTGGACATCCTTGCCCACGCAAATGTTTATCAGGCGATTGAATAAAATCACCATGTTTATGACAAAATATTAATAATTTATTTTTAATACCAGTATATTCGGCATTGTTATATGTATATTTAAAACTATGGACAACATTTGCTTTATTGATAAATTTTGTTAAATCAAGTTTTTCCATATTATTCTGCCAACAAACGTTCTATTTCTTTTTCTATTCCTGGAATATATTCAGCTTTAACCAGATATATATGTCGTTTATTTTCATTTATCATTTCTTCATATGTTCTATTTGTTATTGCAGTATAATTAGTTACTGGAAAAGAATTCCATGTCATAGACACTGGGTCAAACACTTTTAAATTAGAACCATCAATTATGCTATTAACTTCATTACCATCAGAATCTTCATAATGATGAATATCATTAATATAATCTTCGCCATATTTCGATATTAAAAATTGTTCAAACATTTGTTGCGATTTTGGAAAATCTTCTAAACCATTAATCATATCATTCATTATTAAAATAATATAATGATAATCAGGATTTCCATAATATTTTTCTGATACTATTTCTGGTGTGTCTCCATCAGATATAGTATAAACATCTACCGCACCAGATTTTTTATAATCCTTAGAATAAATTCGTATTCTATTCAATATATTACTAACACCATATTTAACAGATTCTGTTTCACCTTGTATAGTAAAATCATATGTTAATTTTTGAAAGTTTTTAAAAAAACTCATTTACATTCCTTCTATTATATGTTATAATAAATATTATTTTATACTATTTATAAACTATATGGCAAACAAAACAACAAAATGGACATTTGAATTATGTAAAGAAGAAGCATTGAAATATAACACTAGATATGAATTTCAACAAAAAAATGGCAGTGCTTATAAATCAGCATTAAAAAATGATTGGTTAGATATAATATGCCAACACATAAAAAAAGGCACAACAGAATATTTTATAGAAAAGGCTAAGGCAATTCACGGTGATAAGTATGACTATTCTAAAACAATATATATAACTAATCACGGAAAAGTAAAAATAATTTGTAAATTACATGGTCATTTTGAAGTCCGGGCATCATCACACCTAACAGGAACGTCTTGCAAGGGTTGTGCAGTAGAAAAAAAGAAACATACCAACAACATAAAATATGGTGACAAAAAAGCAAACCAGATACAAGAAAAAACAAAGAAAACCAATCTTGAAAGATATGATGTTGAATATGTCTTTCAATCTAAGGAATTTCAAGATAAATCAAAGAAAACTATGCTTGAAAGATATGGAGTCAAGTCACCAATTCAAAATAAAGACATTAAAAATAAAATTAAAAAAACCAATCTTGAAAGATATGATGTTGAATATGCTACACAAAATAAAGAAATTTATAATAAAGTAAAGCAAACAAATATTGAAAGATATGGATTTGGAAACCCAACACAAAACAAAGAAATTCAAGAAAAAATAAAAAAAACGTGCTTAGATAGATATGGTGTTGAAAATCCATTTGCCAATAAAGAAATTCAAGAAAAAATCATTAATAGCATAAAGAAAAAATATAAAAGAAATTATTTACCAAAAAAACATATGCTTGATAAATATCATTATTTAGATGATAAATCGTGGCTATTTGAACAATATATAACATTTAATAAAACAGCACAACAAATATGCGTGGAATTAAAAATATCAAACTGGACAGTATGCCACTACTTACATAAACATGAAATAGCAGTAAGAGCTTCGGCAAGATTTTCGATGAAATGTGTTCAGTGGCTTGAATCAATTATGGAACAAGAAGGTATTTTTATTCAACATGCTGGTAATATTGGTGAGTTTAATATACCAGGAACAAGATATAAAGCTGATGGTTATTGTCAGGAAACCAACACCGTTTATGAATTCCACGGCGATTGTTTTCATGGCAATCCTACCATATTTGAATCGCATGAACAATGTAACCCATTTAATGATTTAACTGCGTCAGAACTATATAACAAAACTATAGAAAGAGAAAACAAGATTATATCGCTTGGTTATAATCTTGTTGTAATGTGGGAAAACGATTTTAATAAATTATAGACCTTTTTCATTCAACATATCTCTAGTTAATGGCATTAATTCTTGGAAAGTCATAGAAGTGTGTATAATCGTGGGTGAGCCGTTAACTAATGTTGACCATGAACCAGAACCATACTGAATATTAAAATTGATAAGCACACATTCAGCAATTGCATTTACAAAATCATTTGTTTGGTTATTAAAAATATATTCAATTTGAAATTCTGAAGGATATTTCAAATACAAGCCTTGATTTGTTAATGAAGGTAACATATGATATTTAAATAATGTTATAATATTCTTTACCATTTCACATTCTGCTCTGCTACTTGGTGCATAAACATGATGATAAGTAAATTCTCTTAAAGAAACACTTTTAAATAATTGTTCTTTGCGTGGGTTAAAAACGCTTCTACGCAAGGCTTGTATTGTTCCTTCTGGATTAATGAATGTTTTATTCCCCCCAGTAACTTCTCCAGCAATACCAGCAACAACGTCACTACCTAGCGCAGCAGCAGCACTTTTAGAAGATTTTAATATTTCACTGAGACTTTGACCAGAAAGAGCAGCATCAACTAATGCACCACCTAATCCCATAGCTTCACTAGTATATTGCACACCATAATTTGTTGAAAATCCTTTTTCAGGAATTGGTAAAATTATTTGAGCTAATATTGTATCAACTCTATCAGATACGCCAATAGCACTACCATCAAAATTTCTCATTGCTTCAATTGTTGAAGGAATTGCATCCCCAACGTATTTTTTAATACCCGACCAACCATTATTATAAACATCTGAAGCCATATCAGTTGAAGTTGTGAAGTTTTTCTTCAAACTAGATAACATATCATCTTGAGAAATTCCAGATACCGTTTCAATTAAATCAGCAGCAGATTTACCAGCTTTTGACATAACATCTTGTCCAGAACCATTTACTCTACCATTACCAAATATGTTATTTTTCTCTAAAGTGACATCAGAATCACCTTTTATAGTAAACTTCATAAAACTATGTGCATATTCATCATTATCCAATGATTCTGGATAAACATATATTTTCATTGGTTTATGAATATATTTGTCTAATATATTGGTAGGCGCATTGGCATCTATATTAACAGATTTTAAAATATCTTTTCCAAAATCATTCATAGATACTTGTTTATTAATATTGTCCTGTGAAACTGTTGGAACAAAACTCATTGACATTCCCTTTTGATAAACTTATTACTATATTTATAAGATAAATAGTATAAAACTATATTAAAATAATACAAATGGCATATAAAGGCAAATTTAAACCAAACAATCTACACAAATATAAAGGCGACCCAACTAAAATAAGATTTTTATCCTTATGGGAACGTTGTTTTATGCGTTATCTTGATAATAATGATATGGTAAAATTTTGGAATTCGGAAGATGTGCATATAAAATATATTTGTAGAACAGATGGTAAAGAACATACTTATATGATTGATTTTTATGTTGAATATATCAATGGTGAAAAGGATTTAATTGAAATAAAACCAAAAAAACAAACCATTCAACCTAAAAAAAGAAAAGGCACGAAATATTTGACAGAATGTTATTATTATGCTAAAAATATAAGTAAGTGGGAAGCAGCAAGAAAATTTGCAGAATTAAATGGAGTTAATTTTAAAATTTTTACAGAAGATGACCTTAGAAAATTAGGTATCCCAATTATAACAAATAAAAATATTAAATCATTAGGGTTTAAATAAATATGACTAATCGCATTAATGTATGGGATGAAATCTCAAAAGATTCAGGCTCAAGAATAAAATCTAGGGATTGGTATCAGAATAAAATTGCCATTTTAAAAAGTCGTGGATTGTTATCTAAGAATAGATTAGTAAAACATGAAGAAATGATTACTTCTAAATTGGAAGTTGGAAGTATGTATATGTATATTTACGCAAATCCATTAATGAAAATGGAATTACCTTATTGGGATGCTTTTCCATTAACTATTGTTTCTAGTTGGGACACAACAACATTTACCGGATTCAATTTACATTATTTGCCACCAGAAGTTCGTTGGGTATTGATGAAAGAACTTATGAGAAATGAGCAAATTTCTACTGTTAGAAGATTACCAAAATCTACTAGACTGGAAATGGATTATAACACATTAAAAAATGCTAGTCAATTTGAATTAATGAAGCCATGTATTCACAAATATCTTTTTGAAAGAGTTGGTAAATTGACTGGTGGATTATGGCTAAAAGTTCACCCGTCAGATTGGTTGCCAGCTGTATTATTACCAGTGGCTGATTTTAGAAGTAAAAATAGCACATATAGTCAACAAAAAGTTTGGCAAGATTCGTTAAGGAATAGGATATGAATGTTACATTAGATGGAAGAACAATTTTTAGTACAAAATTATTTGAAGATAAGAAATCTGGATTAAATGATTTTTTAACATTAATTAAAAATGAAGGCGTTGCTTCTCATAATCATTATCGTGTTGAAATTAGTATACCAAAAGGATTGCAAAATGTCTATGGCACATATGGAAAAACTTTAGAATTACTTTGTGAAACTAGCGAATTTCCTGCAATTGATTTTGGGGTAGAAGAAGTATTTTTACATGGTGCTACTAATCCAAGACCAAAAAAAGTACATTACGGAGATATGTTTTTGTTCTTTCTTATTGAACAAAACATGAAAGCAAAAATGTTTATGGATGATTGGTATAACTTAATTATTGATTCGGAATATGGTGTCGTTTCTTTTAAAGAAGATTATGCTGTTACTATAAGAATTTTTCAATTAGACAGGGAATATAATGATGTTTATTGTATTGAATTAGAAGATGCTTTTCCAAGGGCAACTTATCCAATGCAATTGAGTTATCATGGTTCACAATTTCATAGATTGCCTGTTCAAATTGCATATAGAAAATGGACTAGACTTGATACCTTATATAGCAACCCAAATACTAATAATGTTATTGGTGGAATTATGTCTTCTACTGGCATGAAAATTATACAAAAAGTTGCTCCTGTTGTTATGGGAGCTATTATGAATAAAAATGAAATTGATAAATTATTTTAATAAATATTGATATTATAACATTAGGAAAATAAAATTATGGCATTACCAAAATTGAATGTTGCAATGTATGAAACAACCATACCTTCAACCGGAAAAAAGATTATGTATAGAGGATTTTTAAGAAAAGAAGAAAAGATTCTATTACTGGCATTGCAAACTGAAGATGTTAATCAAATCAATATTGCATTAAAGCAAATAATTACTAATTGCACAAATGGAAAGGCAAATCCAGATGTTTTACCAATTTTTGATATTGAATTTTTATATTTAAAAATTGTTACAAAATCAACTGGTGAAGAATTAGATTTAAGCATTAAATGTGATAAATGTAATAATGAAATAAATTATACAATGAATTTAGAAGCTATTCCAGCACCAAAAATAGAGAAAGATGCAAACATTATTAAACTAGCTGGCAATGTTGGGATAAAATTAAAATATCCAACAATAGATAATATGGAAAATGTTTCTATAATATTAGAAGAAAAAGAAATACCATCAACAGAAGAAGAAGAATATAATGCTATTATTAATAATATTGAATTTATATATGATGAAGAAGGTGTTTATTATACAAAAGACCAGACTAAAGAAGAATTATATGAATTTTTAAATAGTTTATCTGGAAGTCAAATAACAGAAATAAAGAATTTTTATAATAATATACCAACAATAGAAGATACTGTTGAATTTACTTGTAATTCATGTGGTCATGAAAATAAATACTTAGTGAGGGGTTTGCAAGATTTTTTCGGTTGAGCTTGTCTAATAATAGCCTCACAAACTATTATAAGATGAGCTTCAATTTAATACATATCCATAAATGGAGCCTTTCGGATATTGAAAATATCCTACCTTGGGAATTAGAAGTGTATTCGAATCTTCTAATAAACTACATCAACGAAAAAAACAAAGAAACTTCACAAGGATAAAAGCATAAATATAAGAAAAGGGCAGAAATGCCCATTCTTATAAGGATTTTTATTCAATGGCTGAAGAAACTACCACAGAAGATACACAAGAACCACGTAAATTCAAAGACCGAAAAGAATATTTGGAATTTATTGCCGAACAAAAAGCATTAAAGGACAAAGAAGCTAAAGCGTCAAAAGAAAATGTTTTTGAAGAATTTGACAAAAACATACATATACAAAAAAAAGAAAAACGCCATTCTAAAGAAGCCAATGATTTACGTTCTATTCTTACTGCGGTAAATAATAATAATAAATTATCAAACCAAATATTAGCAAAACTTAATCAAAAAGTTGTTAAAGAATCGTTATCGGAAGATGTTGATAAATTTAAAAAACTGCAAGATAAGTTTGATGAATTAAAATCAAATGTTAGTGATTTAAGAAGAACTGCGGAATCTATTAGATTAGCTGTTTTAGACCGTCAAAATATCAATGAACAGCAATTATCAACTCCAATTGATATTAGGCAAAATGCGCGTCAAGAATCAACAACAAAAGTAATAGAAAAGTCTCCGCAATATATTACTAATATAAGACAACATCAATATAAAAGAAATCCTAATATTAAAACTTCTCGTAGAGAAAGCGTTGTTTCCGGGCTTGGTAGAAGAGTTGGTACACATATTGGTGGTCGTGGTTTAGGAAATATAATAGCCAAGTCAATAAGAATTGGTGAAAAAGCAACTGGTGCTATTATCAAATCACCATTTAGATTGGCTTCTAAAGTCGCTAAAGGTATATCTAATAGAAATCCAAAAATAACTACTTCTCGTAGTGAAAGTGTTGTTTCTGGAATTGGTAGAAGAGTTGGTACACATATTGGTGGTCGTGGTTTAGGAAATATAATAGCCAAGTCAATAAGAATTGGTGAAAAAGCAACTGGTGCTATTATCAAATCACCATTTAGATTGGCTTCTAAAGTCGCTAAAGGTATATCTAATAGAAATCCAAAAATAACTACTTCTCGTAGTGAAAGTGTTGTTTCTGGAATTGGTAGAAGAGTTGGTACACATATTGGTGGTCGTGGTTTAGGAAATATAATAGCAAAATCAATTAGAATTGGTGAAAGAGTTTCGGGCGCAATCATCAAATCACCATTTAGATTGGCTTCTAAAGTCGCCAGAAGGATTGTTAGTAGAAATTCAAGAGATTCTTTAATAAGAGCAAATAGAGTAGCAGAAACTTCTAAATTTAGAAAGAAGATGTTAGATTTGCTTGGTATCATATCCAAAAAAGACCAACAAGGCACTTCTACGGGTCAAAGTTCTTCTAGTGGTAGCAATGGCTTATCTAACCTTTTAAAACTTGGTGGTGCTGCTGCAATTGCTGGTGGCATAGCATCACAAATACCGGCTATTAAAGAAAGATTTACCAAGAATGAAGATGGGACATTTGGACCAGAACATAAAGGTGGTGCTGAAAGAGTAAAACAGTTGGCTAGTGGTATGGCTGAATCATCAGTAAAAATAATGAGTGCTTTTGGACAAGGAGTTAAAGAAGCCGCTGACAAACAATTACTTGAGTTTGGTGAAAACAATTATAAAAGATTCAAGGAAATTGAATCAACCGTTAATGATTATAGCAAATCTATATTAGACGCTTTATCTAATGCTTTGAATGGCGTATATGACAAATTATCAAATGTTGCCAGTAATGTTTCCGATAAAGCATTGGAAATTTCAACAGACATTTATAATGCACCCGGTAAGGCGGTTGATTATGTTTCTGATATGGTTAAGAATTCACCACCAGGAAAAGCAATACAAAGAGATATTAATGAAATTGTTGCTAATAATCCATTCC